TTCAGGGGCGTCCAAAAGAGGATTGATGAGCTAACCCGTCGCAATTACGAGACGGAGGAACGGCGACAGCAGGAGGTCGCGTACTGGCAGCAGCAGGCGCAGGCGTACGAAGCGCAGATTCGTGAGGCGCAGAGGAACCGCCCGCCCCCCAGGCTTGACCAGTACCCGGACCTAGAGACGTTTACCTCGGAATCTGCGAAGTTTCAGGCTGAGCAGATCGTCAACGAGCGTTTGGAGGCCGAGAGGAAAGCATATTTCGAGCAGCAGCAGGCGCAGCAACGGGCGCAGCAGCAGCAGACAAATATGCAGCGGTTTGCAAACGAGCTTGATTCGAGGATCGACGCGGCGTCCAAGAAATATCCGGACTTCCGCGACGTTGTAACGTCTCCAGAGCTTCCCGGAATTATCGGGACGCCCGCCTTCGGTGCCATCTGGGAAAGCAAGATTGGCGAGGATGTCATGTATCACATCGCCAAGAATCCCGCGCGCGCACACGAAATTGTTGCCATGTCTCCGGTCGGACAAATCCGCGAAATAGCGCGGATTGAAGCGGCCATTGAGGCCGGTAAGACGGTTAGCCAGGCACCGCCCCCGCCCGAATCAGTAGGCGGCGGCAAAGGTACTGCGACCAAAGACCCCTCGGCCATGACCTACGACGAGTTCGTGTCGTGGCGACGGCGGTCGATAGCGCAGAAGAACCGCTAACAGCACGGGCATCTCGCGCATCCCGACAAGGGAGGGATTCGCACGCCCGTAACCGGGAACAATCATGGCTAACACCAACACCGTTATTGATATGGTGGCGAAGGAGGCTCTGCGTCTCGCGCATGAGAAGGCCACTTTCGTCGGGACCGTTAACACCAGTTACGACGATTCTTTCGCAAAAAGTGGCGCGAAGATCGGTGACACGCTGCGTGTCCGCGACCCGAACCAATACACCCGTCGGCAGGGATCGCGCGTCATGGACGTGCAGGACCAGAATAGTTCGACGCAGACCATCACCGTTGCTACGCAGGACGGCGTTGATATGCGTTTCAATTCCGCCGAGCTTTCGCTGGACATCGACGAACTGTCGGCCCGGTACATCGAGCCGGCCGTGTCGGTCCTCGTTTCGGGGATTGATGGCGACTGCATCACCACGGCGACCAAGGAGGTCTACAACACGGCCGGTACTGCCGGCACGGTTGTTGGCGCGGTTTCGTCCGGCTTTTCGGATACCAGTGCGCTCGGTGCGGCGCGTGCGAAGCTGAATCAAGGCCTCGCGCCGAAGGATCGTAACCGTTTCGTGCAGATGGATTCGGTCACGATGGCGTCGGTTTCCAACGGCATCAAGGGTCTGTTCCATCCGTCGAGTGAAGTCGAAAAGGCGTGGCGCGAGGGCTTCATTGCGCGCACCGCCATGGCCGACTTCTACGAAAACGAGCGGACGTGGTCTGTCACCAACTCGGACGATGTGTCGGGCAACACCGACGAGGCGGCCCTGGTGACGGACGGCGGGACGACCATTGATATGCACACCTTGATTCCGGTTGCAAAGCAGGCCGTCGGCGAGGTGTTCACCATCGCCGGCGTCTATGCGTGCCACCCGGAAACCAAGGCGGCCTACGCGCACCTTCAGCAGTTCGTCATTACGGCCATCGGCGCGACCACGACCACCGTTTCCCCGCCCTTCTATCTCGGATTGTCGGCGTCAACGGCGGCCAAGCGCAATGTCTGCAAGTCGGACGGCACCGCTCTGGCGCTGACGGACTTTGACGCGAAAGCGGTTGTTCCGTGGGGTTCGGCTTCTACCACGTATCGTCAAAACCTGATGTATCACAAGGATGCCTTCGCGTTCGTGACGGCCGACCTTCCGCTGATGGACGACGCTCACAAGTGCGTCCGGGTGCAAAAGTACGGCCTCTCGCTTCGCGTCTGGCAGGCTTCGGACATCCGGAACGACGAACTCCTGATGCGGATCGACATCCTGTACGGGTTCAAGGTCCTGCGTCCGGCGTGGGCGTGCCGGATCAGCAACTAATCGGCGAAAGGAATAGAAATGGCTACCTATGAGCAAGTGACCTACAACTCGCCGGATGGTGCGTTGATCGGCAATTCCGCGACCGAGAAGATCGGTTTCTACGGGACGACCCCGGTTGTTCAAGCGGCTGCTGTTACGTCCGTTACGACGACTGGCGCGACTTCCACGACCAACGCCTATGGCTTCACCACGGCGGCGCAGGCTGACGCGATTGTTGCATCGCTGAACGCCATTCAGGTCGCGCTGACGAACATCGGGATCATTGATACCTGATGCAGTACCGGGGCGGGCTTCGGCTCGCCCCACTTTTTCGGAGGCTAGGTGGTCCCCTATACCGGCAAGCTGGCGATATTCACGTCGTTCTATTCGTTCCACGCCTATTCGCCCTACGTTATATCGTTGGCGCAGACGCTCGGCGTGCTTTCGCAGCTCGGCATAAGGTGGGATTACATAGCCCGGCCCGCTGACTTCCATGTTGAGCGGGCAATAAACAACACGCTATCCGAGTTGATGGCGCGCGACGACTTCACCGACGTACTGATGATCGACTCCGACGAGTCATGGCGGCCGGAGGATGTTGTCAGGCTACTGATGCACCCGCAGGCAATCGTCGGCGGTTCGTACCGCATGAAGAACAAGGACGACGAATACGTTGGTTCCCTGCGATACAAGGATGGGGGTCCATTGGGATTGATGCTTCCTGACGGGACGGCCTTGCTTGAGGCCGAGCGGGTCGCGGCCGGATTCTTGCGAATCAAGATCGCGGCGCTGCGCGAGTGGGCCGCCGCCTATCCCGACCTTGTGAGTGACGAGCCGGACGGCAAAAAGGTGCAGTTTTTCTCTCGGATGTTGGACGACAACAACGGCGAAGGGAAGGTCGTATTTTGTCAGGATATGGCCTTTAGCAAACGCTGGCGTGACATTGGCGGGCAGTTGTGGATTGACCCAATGGTGAAGGTCGATCACTGGTGGACTACCTGCTACCCAGGCGACTTCGATAAGTACCTCCGGGGGCGCCTGGGTGCTTAAGGTTCTGGTCCCTGATGTGCCGACTGCCGGCGAGATACTTCCCTATCTGCGTCGGATAGACGCGGCGAAGCAGTACACGAACACCGGCCCGCTGGTCCAGGAGTTGGAGCGGCGTATGGGCGGGGTCACGACCTCGTCGGCGACGACGGGGCTTGAATTGGCCGCCCGCTGCGTGTTCAAGCGGCGACAGGTGAGGGTTCCCGCCTTCACGTTCGCCGCGAGCGTAACCGCCCTATTGAGGGCCGGTCTAGAGCCGGTCTTGTGTGATGTCGGGGATGATTGGGCGTTGGTGTCTCCTGATGAACACAGCCTGAACGTCTGTCCGTTCGGCGCCCCGGTCGGGGGAGGGGGTTTGATCGACGCGGCGAGCGCGTGGGGGAATCAGCACGAAGGCGCGCGCGTGTTCAGCCTCCATGCGACGAAGGCGTTGCCTGCCGGCGAGGGCGGACTGGTCTGTGGCGATGCGGAATTGATAGCCCGTATACGCAGGCTGGCGAACTTTGGCCTCGAGGCAACGCCCTTCGCGCACGGGATCGTCACCGAGGCGGGGACGAACGCGAAGTTGTCCGAGTATCACGCAGCGGTGGCGCTGGCCGCGCTCGACCGTTGGGATGCGACGGCGGCGTGGCGTGTGGCGCTGTCCGGGATGTATCGGGAGCGACTGTACGACCTTCGCTGGCAGCCGAGGCCCCATGGTGTCTATACGACGTTCCCGATCATGGTCCGGAACGCGGACGCGGTCGCAGGGGATATGGCCTCGGAGGGCATCGAGACACGCCGCTGGTACACGCCGACGATGGAGCGGCACCCTGCGTTTCGTAGCCTCAAGGTTGACGGCCCGCTCGAGCGTTGCAACCGGTTGAATGACGAACTTTTGTGCCTCCCGTTCCATGCGGGAGTGATCCCGCACATTGACCGGGTGTGCGAGGTGCTTAAATGGGCGATTACGAGGAACGACAGGGTGCGTTCGTTCACAAAACGGCGAACCTCGTCGGCAGTCGCATCCGCATAGGGGCGGGTTCCCGAATAGATGCGTTCGTCACCATCACCGGAGACGTGACGCTTGGCCGGATGGTTCACGTTGGAGGGTCTGCCTGCCTGATCGGCGGCGGTGGAATCACCCTCGGCGACTACTCGGGAATCTCTCCCGGCGTGAAGATTTTCACGACGAGCGAATCGCTCGACGGCGAGTGGATGATTCATCCGACCGTCCCCGAGAAGTACCGCCGCCCGACAGTCAAGCCGGTATCAATCGGCGCGCACTGCACGATCGGGGCGAACAGCGTACTTCTGCCCGGCGCGATCTTGCATGACGGCGCATGTCTCGGGGCGTTGAGCCTCACCAAGGGGCAGCTTGGCGAATGGTCGATATGGGCTGGTGTACCTGCGCGGTTCATTCGGACCCGCGGGCGGCGATCTATTGAACTGGCGCGTGAATTGGAGCAGCAATGACCGTTAGTACATATTCGGAGCTTAAGACCGCGATAGCCAACTATCAAGGTCGCGCCGACCTCACCGACCGCGTAGATGAGTTTATCGACAAGGTCGAGGCGAAGTTCCGGAGACGCCTTCGCCTGCGTCCTATGGAGGCGACGGCGACCGGGACGTTCACCGACGGCACGGCGACGATCAATCTGCCGACGGACTTTCTGCAGGTTATCTCGTTCGCCTTCGACGTATCGACCAACGCCCCTCGGGAGCTTCGCTACATCACTCCCTCGCAGGGAGACGGAATGGAGCTCGGGAGCGATGGCGTTCCCGCGTACTACTCCTTTGTGGGCCAGTTGATCCGGCTGTATCCGACGCCAGACGATGACTACGCCTACACGCTGCGCCATTACGCGAAGTTCGCGCCCCTGTCCGCGACGAATGTAACCAATTTCATCCTCGCCGAATACCCCGACGCTTACGAGTACGGCTGTTACGCCGAGGCGTGTTCGTATGCGGGGGACTTGAATGAGCTGGTGAAGTGGAAAACCGGTTTTGAGGAGGTTATTGCGGAGATTAAGAAATCTGATCGTGTCGAGCGCCGCCCGACGCCGATTATTCAGATTGATTCTGCGTTGCTCGGCAACCTCCGCAGCAATATCGAGACGGACAACTACTAATGCCGAAGTGGACGCCGCTCTCGTACCGCCCTGACTACGATACATCGTGGGAGATCGCGCCCGGCGCGCTGAACTACTGCGACGGGCTGATTCCTACCAAGCGCGGATCGCTGGCGACGTGGAAGTGCGAGACGACGGTCGCATCGTATACGTCAACGACGGAGCCTATCGCGGCGGGGATTGTTCGGTCTTCCGGAGGAGTTATTACCGAATTGTTGGTGTTCAATAAGCAGTCGATCTACAGCTTTGACAGCACCACAACCGTCGATGATGTGTCCGGAACTACTTACTCGGCGTCAACGGTCGGGTGGGATTTCGTGGCGTATGGGGACTACACCATAGCGGTCAATTACTACAACAACCCGCAGATAAAGGTGATTGATCCGGGGGCTGGTACAAACTTCGCCGACCTCTCTGGTTCCCCGCCGAAGGCCCAATGCATCGTCGTGGCGTTGGGGCAGGTGATGCTCGGGAACTACAACGACGGAGCCTTGCACCCGGCGGGCTGGTACGTCTCGGACTACGACGACGCGACCGATTGGACGATCACGGCCACGAACGGGGCCGACAAGGGCGACCTGTACGACACGCCCGGCCCGATCCGCTCCTTGGTGATGCTGCGCGATAGCGTCATTGCGTACAAGGACGACAGCATCTATATCGGCGAGTTTGTCGGCGATCCGACGCGAACGATATGGGCGTGGAGGGTGATTAGCGATAAGGTGGGCTGTGGCGCATTGCACGGCGTCGCCGCACTAAACGATATCCACTACTTCTTCCACCGAACGGGCTTCTATTCGTTCGACGGGGCGGCGGTGCGGAGGCTCCCCGGCTCTCCATCGAATACGCAGATCGACTTCCTGATTGCCGCCGGGGGGATCAACAACAACTCGTCGCAGACGATGGTGGACCAGCGCGACAACCTCGTGCTGTTCTGCATGGCGGCGGTTGGGTCGGTGAAGCCCGATAGGGTGATCGTCTACAACGCCGAAACCGGCGAGTGGTCCTCTATTCAAGGGACTGTAATGACGGGCCACGCCTCGGCGTATCCCACGGCCACGGTGCAAGCGACCTACGCCGACTTGATCTCGTTCGATTCCAACATGGCGAACGACGATTTTACGACGTCGGTGTTCATCGGGCCGAACGGGGCGGGAAAGATCGCGGCGCAGTACGGGCTGTATCCGGGGACGGGAACCGTCTCGCGGGATAACTACTTTCAAACCGGCGTGATCGGCAACGGTGACGACATGATTACCGTCAACCGTATCAAGCCGCGATTTGCGGGTCAGCAGCCCACGATAAGCGGGACGCCAACTTGCACGGTTTATGCGGGGAAGTCCGAGAACACGGTGGAGGGCGAGGTCGGGGTTGCGTTCACCTGGAACAGTACGGAAAAGTGTTTTGACGGCCATGTAACCGGAAGGTACTTGGCAATAGAAGTTAGCTTCCCTGATACATCCTGCGAGATCGGCGGTCTGGCGCTCCTGTCTCCGAAACCGGCGGGCAAGCGATGAGTTCCAGCAGTATCCGCGGCCCCAATCTGCCGAGGCTGCTGACAGTCCCTAGCAATGTTGCCGGGTTGACTGCGGAGGATTTGCAGCGGTTTTGGCATGACTATCACGCCGCCCTGTTCCGCGAGTTCCGCAAAATATACGCGGCCATTGACGGAGTGGGCGGGTCGGACCCTATGACAAAAACGACGCTCTACACCGCGACCGGCGCGGCGACGCATACATGGGACACCGACGCGGTTGGCGCGTGGGTCACGATACTGGGGGGCGGTGGCGGCGGGGGCGCTCGGGGCGCGGGCACAAGCGGCGGCGGTGGGGGTGGGGCGGGCGCCATGCTGCGCGTGTGGGCGCCGCGCAATGGCGCTACGACAACGGCCCTGTCGGTCGGCGCGAAGGGCACCGGGACTGCGGGCGCTGCTGGCACGAACGGCGGCGACAGTTCCTTCGGGGATTACATCGCCGGCGGCGGCGGTGGCGCACCGAATACCGGCAATGGCGGCGTCGGCGGCACGTTCGGTACGGTCACGGCCCCGGCAGGCGGCGCGCTCGGCACGGGGGTTGTCGGCCTCACCGGCAACAGCAGCTCGCAGTTCTCGGCCTACGCCCACACCGGCCCTGGCGGCGGCGGTGGTTCGACTAGCACTACGGGCGGGGTGGGCGGCACAGGGCCGAACGGCACGGCCGGCGGCGCGGGGGGCGCGAACACGGGCGGGCGCGGCGGCGGCGGCGGCGGCGGGGCTGGCTATAACGGCCCCGGCGCGGATGGAGGCGACGGGGATGCCAACGGCAACAACGCAACCTCGCTCGGCGCAGGCGGCGGGGGCGGCGGCGAGATTAATGCGGGCTCGACGACCGGCGGCAACGGCGCCGACGGGTTCGTGATGGTCGAGGAAGTGTTGGAACCGGCCTGATGCTGACCCCGGTGGACCCGCGCTACCTAGCGCGCGATTGGCCATACGTCAGGGACGGACTACAGAAGATCGCCGCAAAGACTTCCGACGATTGGCTCCCCGAGGATATCTACACCGACCTCCGGGCGAGTCCGCAGACGACCGGGCTCTACATGTTGGAGTACGCCGGAGAGCGGATTGGCTTCGTGGTGTTGCAACTGATCCCGCAGTACCACGCGGGACCGCGCCTGTTTGTGCGCGCGATATGGACGGAGCCGGGGCGGGCCAAGGCCCATCGTGCGGACATATACGACGACCTAAACGAGTTCGCGCGCGAGCGTGGATGCGTGGCGATTCGGATGCTCTCCCCGCGACGGTGGGATGGCGACGGATGGACGATGAGGCAATATGTTTTTGAACGGGAGGTTGTATGAGCGGCGGCGGCGGAGAATCCAACACGGTAAGCGAGTTCAAGCCACCCGATTACACGCAGCCCTATTGGGAGCAGTACGTCGGGAATCTCGATAACCTGACGAACCGGGAAATGCCGCGTTATCAGGGGCAGACGGTCGCCCCCATGACGCAGCAGCACATGACGGCGAGCAACATGCTGCAGAACTTGGCGGTCAATGGCACGCCGACGGGCACGGCCGCGAACTCCATGCTCTACAACACCATGCAGGGCGCTTTCGACAATCCCTACGCGACGACGCTCAATCCGTATGGGACCGAATCCGCTTACATGGATCAGGTGATAGATCGGGCCAATCAGAAAACGCTAGACGCCTTCAACGCGAACCAATCGCAGAATCAGGCCGGGCACGCGCTCTCACGCACGATGGGGTCCGGCAAACAAATGGTGCAGCAGCAGAAGATGGCCGAGGCGTTGGGTGAGGGGATGCAAAACAACGCCCTAACTGCGCTCAACCAAAACTACTACGGCAACCAGGGCGTCGCTGAGAATCAACTGAACCGCGCTACCGGTGCGGTGGACGCCGAGCGCGCCCGGCAGATGCAAGCTGCATCAATGGGCGGACAGCAGCAGGGGATGGACCTCCAAGCGATACAGGCCCTCATGGCCGGCGGCGACATGCAGCGGGATTACTCGCAGCAGCTCCTTGATGCGCTCGCCGGTGATTGGTGGAACTGGCAGCAGTCGCCCTACGCGCAAATGGACATCCTCGGGTCGGGCCTCACGCGGGCGAGTGGCGGCGCGGGAACGACGACGAACACGGTTATGAGCGGTATGAATCCGCTACAGAGCGCGCTCGGCGCCGGCCTGCTCGGCATAAGCCAGATGTAAGGAGAATGACATGACCGGAGCCGAAGTCGCAGTCGCATCGGCCCTCGCGCCCGAACTGCTCGGAGCTGCGGCGGGTGCGGGAATCGCCGGGGGCGCCACGGCTGCCGGTCTAGGGGCCGCAGGCGCATCCGCCCTGGGCGCCGGCATGGGTGGAGGTACTGCCGCGCTGTTCGGTCCTGCAGCCCTTGGCGCGGCGTCTACCCCCCTCGCCACGTCGCTGATGGCTCCGGCCGTCGCTCCGGCCGCCACCTTGGGCGCGGGCATGGGCGGCGGTACTGCTGCGCTATTCGGGCCGCAGGCGCTTGGCGGAATGGGCGCTCCGGGTATGGGGACGGCGGCCTCGGGGTTCCCGTGGCAGAAGATGGCCGGGCAGATGGGTAAGGGGATGCTGGAGGACGAACAACAACAGCCCGCGCCCGCCGGGCAACGTCCACAGTCGAACGCGACGACGATGGACTCTGCCGAGATCATGAAGCGGCTACGAATGGCCGGCGGACAACGCAGCAATTGGGGCGGCCTGCTCGGCCAAGCCATAGGGAGATAGGCATGGGCGGACCAGGCGCAGTTCCGAAGGAAGGCTCCAACAACGGCGGCGACGGATACAGCCCGTACACCGGGGCGCCGCTGACGGCCGGCGGCAATCCCATGACGATCCCGACGCAGCGCGGGACGTATAACCCGCTGACGACGCCGTATCAGGCCCCGACGTATGCGCTAACGCCGCAGTCGGGCTACACCGGACTCGCTCAACAACTGCAACAGGCGTTCGGGCTGTCTCCCACAACCATGACCACGCCGCGAAATTCGCTGCAGGATATGTACGCCTCGCCGTGGTCGATGCTCTACGGCGGACCTGCAACTCCGACGTTCGCGCAGTATTTCGGCCAACCGCCCGGCATGGGGACGGCGCCGCCTCCCGGCTCTCCCGGCTCCCCCGGAACGACCCCCTATACGCCCCCGGTGCCGGGCGCTGCTCCCGCTGGCCTCCCGCCCCCCGGCGGCCTCCCGCCCCCGCCTCCCCCACCTACGTCGGCTCCCGGGGGGCCGCAGGGCGGCACAGGCGGCACAGGCGGCGGACTCCCCCCGCCTCCGGGTGGACCGGTTGCCGGCCGGGAAAAGAAGGCGTTTGGCGGCCTCCCATACTCCGCATCGAATCCTGCAGGGATTACCGAGGGCGAGTACCCGAATACCTCGGGCGGCCCGACTCCGGGCCTCCTGAACGCCATGAGCGCGGCGGGACTGAACACCGGACAGCTCGGGGCCGGCCTGCTCATGATGGCCTCGGGCCGGAATTCGCAAAACATGGCAAACGGAATGGGCGGACTGTCCAACGACGCCCTGATCGACGCGAGCAAGCAAGGGCTGAATCCGCGCGACATGAAAAAGACGCGGTACGACGGGGCCAAGCGGCAGTGGATGGTCGGGAATACTCCCTATGTCTCACCGGGTAATACGTTCAATTATCACAAACCCGCCGCCGGGGGTTAGCCATGCCGACGCTTGAAGAATATCTGGCGATGATGCAGCCGCAGGCGCCGTCGCAAAAAGAGAAGATGATGTCGATGCTCGGCGCCTTGGGGGCGGGCCTTCTGTCCGCGCCCAACTGGCAAAAGGGGTTGGCAAAAGGGGGGTTGCTCGCCTATCAAAACAACCTTGGCGCACAGGACAGGTCGAGCGCGGACAAGATGGCGCAGTTGAAGATGTACCAGACGGCGCAGCAAATGGCCGATCAGGACGCGCAGCGCGACAAGCAAACGCGGCTCGGGAAGGCTGCGTCGGATGCGTTCGTCCCCGGTATGCCGGGATCGCCGGAAATGGGCCCCCCCACGATGCAGGGCGAAATGCAGCCCGCCGTGGATCCGAAGATGCCCGGCTATGACATGAGTAAGTATCTTGCGAACGTCAATGCTATTGACCCGCAAATGGCGATGGAGGTTCACCGGGGGATGCAGCCGAAAACGCCAGATTCGCCGTTTGCGAAGATTGACCCGTCCAAGTTCACCCCGGAGAGTTTGCAGAAGTTCATTGGGTCAAAGAGTCCCGCTGATCTGCGCGTTATCGAGCAGGCCAAGGATCAATGGGAGGTTATCGGCAGGACGCCCGAAGGGCAAATGATCCAACGCAACAAGGCGACACAACAGATTCAGGCCGTTGGATCGCCAGGGCAGCGCACGACGATCAATATGCCCGCCATTGAGTCCGCCGAAGCGAAGGCGAAGGGGACGCAAAACGTTACATATTACGGCGAGCTAAAGGCCGCTGCCGATAGCGCGCGCAAGGAAAACGCGGTTCTCCAGAACCTCGAAAAGAACCCGCTTCAGACCGGGGCCGGCGTCCCGCTGACTGCGACCGCTGCCGCGTGGGCGTCCTATGCCGGTATCGGCGGGGACAAGCTCAAGCAATACGCGACGGACTCGCAGACGTTCACGCGCGACACGATGGACTTGGTAATGACCAAGCAAATGGCGCAGAAGGGGCCGCAAACGGAGTCCGACGCCCGGCGCCTCGAGGCTACCGTAGCATCCGCGAAAAACACCAACGAGGCCAACGCCGCGATAATCAAGTTTGCTCGCGCGCAGAATAATCGCATCGTCGAACAACAGCGGTTCTACGATCAATACTGGCGCCAGAATAAGACTTATGAAGGCGCAGATGCGGCGTGGTTTGGCGGCAAGGGCGGAACGTCGATATGGGCGGACATTCCAAACTCCGCGCCAGCCCCACGGCTAACGCAACAGCCCGGCGGGCGATCCGCTTCCGGAATTATTGGCGGCGGTCCCGCCCCCGCGCCGGGGACCGTGCTCCGGTTTGACTCCAACGGGAACCCGATCTAATGCCTATCTTCGCAGAGGTTGACGGAATCGGGCGGCTTGAATTCCCCGACGGCACCGACCCGGCCGTGATTCATTCCACGGTCAAGCGTCTTATGCAGTCGCGCTCGCCCGTCGCGTCAACCGGGCCGACTGACGTACTGGGTGCGCTCAAGAACTCGCCGGTCGGGGGCATTGTGCGCGGCATACGCGACCCATTGGATGCTGCGGCGCAAATGGCGACGCGCGGTCTTGAGGCGATCGCGCCGTCTGGTAGCTCATTCGAAAAGTTCATGCGCGAGCAGCGCGAGAACGTCGAGGGCGTCAACAAGGAAGCGGAGCGCGATTACCGCGAGAACTGGCGGCGCGGCGAAGATGTCGGTATGGATGTCGGGCGCATTGGTGGCAACATCGCGTCAGCCGTCGCAATCCCTGTTGGAGCCGTTGGCACGGCGGCGACTATGCCGGCCCGCGCCGCACAGGCCGCTCGGGCCGGCGGGATCATGGGCCTGTTTCAGCCCGTCAACGATCCCGACTCTGCCGGGGACTTCTGGAAGCAGAAGGCTGGACAAGGGGCCGTCGGCGCGGTGACCGGCGGCGTCGCCGGCCCGGCGCTTGAAGTTGGCGGGAAGGCTGCGGTCAAGGGCTTCGGCGCGCTGGCCAACAGGGGGCGCGCGACCTGGGCGGGCGTGACGGGACAGACCGGCGATGACGCCATAATCAATCTTCTCAAGCGTCAGGGCGTGAACCTTGACGACATGGCCGAGGCGTCGCGCAAGGCTCTCGTCGCCGATGCGAAAAAGGCCATGCAGAAGTACGGCGGGCTTGAGCCAAAGGCGCTCGCGCGTCGGGCTGACTTCGCCGCCGCCGGGGTTGACGATCCGCTACAGGCTTGGGTTACACGCGATCCAATAGCGTTTACGCAGACCGAGAACCTTGCCGGCATCAAGGGTGTCGGCGATCAACTCTCCTATACGAAAAGTCGCCTTAACGAAACGCTCAAGGGGACTATCGCCAACCTTCGCCCCGCCGGGGTCGGTGACGACTTCGTTGCCGGCTCTCAGGCGGTCGCTGGAATCACGGCCGTCGAGAAGGCGCAGAAGGCGGCGGTAGACAAACTTTATACGACCTTCCGCGAAACCGCCCCCAACGTCAAAGGGAACGGCGTGCGGTTTGTTGACCGCGTGACGCGCGAACTTGATGAGCAGATGGTCGGCGGACAACTGCCTACCGATTTCGTCTCCAGACTGCAAAAGATATCGTCCGGCGAGTTTCCTGTTACGCCTTCGACGCTCTATCAAATGCAGAAGGCTGCCAGCGCGCAGAACAGGGGGAACCCCGCGCTCGCCGTCTTTAAGAAGGCCGTTGACGATGAGCTAATGGAGATGGGCCAGGAGCTCGGCCCGAGGGTCGGGCTTGCCGCTAACGTCCTCAAGGAAGCACGCACAGCGGCACGCAATCGGTTCATGGCGCAGGAGGCGATCCCTGCGCTGAAGGCAGCGGCCGATGGCAGGCTCGAGCCGGAACGATTCTTTGACAAGTTCGTGAGGGGCGGGTCGGTTAGCGAAGTCGCCGCCATGTGGCAGGCGCTCGGGAAGGATGGTCAGGCCAAGGACGCCATCCGCGCGCAAGTCGCCGACCTGATCCGCAAGAACGCCATTGGCTCAAGCTCGCTTGAGGAAGGTGTTGTTTCGCAGGCGGGGATAAACAAGCTTTTGGGACAGGCCGGGATGAAGCAGAAGCTTCAAATCATCCTCGGCCCGAAGGCGCTCACAGACATAGAGCGCGCCGCGCGCCTCGCGGAAAACGCCATCAAGCAACCGGCCGGATCGAAGGTCAACAACTCCAACACGACGGCCGCGCTGATGAGCCTTCTGGGGAAAGGTAACACCGTCCCGATTCTCGGGCCTATGGTTACAGCGCCGCTTACTGGGGCCGCTCAACAGATGCAGGTAGCGAGTCTCGCAAAGGCCGGCCCCGGATCGTTCGCCAAGAAGATGGACCCTTGGCAGAATCAGCAATTGCAGGAGTCAACGAAGCGTCTGGCCGGATTGCTTGGTAGTGCGGGCGGCCTTTTGGCTAGCGGCAATCTTTCGCGCTAATCGTCCGGCAGCAAAACCTAGTTTGTACCAAGCCTTGGCAGCAAGGGGCCATAGCATTTTCAGAGCAACGACCCCGAAGGCGGTAATGGCTGCAACCTGATAGCGCGGTCCATCCCAATCCATAGCCCGGTCCTCGTAAGGGGGGTCGGGCATTTTTACGTCCACTCGCCGGAGTTGTCAATGGACTGGCAAACAATCTTCACGGCCATCATCGGCGCCGGGACGGCAATCATCGGCTGGTTCGTTAATGAACTCAAAAAGGACATTAACACCGCCACGTCAGAAAACGCTTCCGGCCTGCGCGCGCTCGAACAAGACCTTAGTGCGCACAAAGTGGACGTTGCCAGGACGCACGCGACAAAGAGTGACCTCGATCCCATCTTCCAAAAACTAGACCGCATGAACGACAAGCTGGACCGATTGATCGAACGCGCATGATCCAACTCCCCCGGGTTGTCCCCGACGAATATCGGGCGGCGCTCTCCGATGCGATGGAAATGTACGAGATAGACACATGGCTCCGCATTATCCCGTTCATCGCCAATATCGCCCATGAATGTCAATCATTCACGCGGCTGGTCGAATCCCTGAACTACTCGCCGCAGCGTCTATTGGCGGTGTTCCCCAGGCGGTTCACGCCCGCCGAGGCGGTCGAGTTCGCGCACGACGAGAAGCGTATCGCGGAACGCCTCTACGGCGGGCGCATGGGGAACGGGCCGGAGGGTGAGGGTGACGGGTGGCTGTACCGGGGTAGGGGCTACATCATGCTGACCGGGGCCAACAACTACCGGAATAGCGGGAAGCGCGTCGGCGAGCCGTTGCTTGCCTCCCCCGAGCGTGCCGCCGTCCCTGGCGTCGCCGCCTTCATTGCCGCCGACTACTGGCAGTCTCGAGGCTGCAACGAACTGGCCGACGACAGGAAGTACGAGAGCATCCGCCGCGCGATCAATGGCGGGCTCAACGGGTTCGACGAAGTGAACACCATACAGGCCAAAATCCTGAACGAATGGCGGACATGACGACGATCGCGGCGAACCGTCAAATGATGGCCGGGGACCAGAAGGTGACTGACTCCGACCGCTCATTTCGGACGAGGAAGATACGCCGCATCGGTGAGGCAATCGTCGGGGCGGCGGGATCGGGTCCGGCGATATCCAAGTTCTTCGCGTGGCTCACCAACGGCCAACAGGACGATCCGCCGAAGATGGGGAAGGACGACGAACTCGACGCCTTGGTGCTGACCCCGGGCGGACTGTTTTGCTACGGGACTGACTGCACGCCCGAGGAAATCCTTGACGAGTTTTATGCGGTCGGTACGGGCGCGCAGGCGGCGCTTGCGGCCATGCACCTGGGTTGCGATCCGGCCCGCGCGGTGACGGTTGCCTGCGCGGTGGACAACTCGACGGGCGGGCCGGTTGACGCCCTCACACTCGATGCCAACGCCACCAACACCTGATGAGTTATTGCAGGAGGCACTTGATCTAGTAGAGCAATACGGCTCCGGGCACGCGGCGTTCCGCGCTCTCGGGCGAAAGGGACTGCCTTGCGCAAAGACAACCCTTGACGACCGCGCACGCAAAGCGCGCATCAAGGGGATGCGCCCCAAGGTCCGCATAGACGCGCCGCGCATATACACGCGCGAGCGGTTGGGGAGGATGCACATAGTAATTCCCGATGTGCAGGCTAAACCCGGCGTTCGTCTGGATCATCTGTCATGGGTCGGGAACTACATAGCGGAGAAGCGCCCCGACGCCGTTATCTGTATCGGCGACTTTGCGGACATGGAGAGTCTGTCGAAGTACGACGTTGGGACGATTCGGGGGGAGAACAAACGGCTACAGCGCGATTTGAAGGCAGCGCGCGAGGCTATGGATTTGCTGATGGACCCTATCAAGGCGGCGCCCGGCTACACACCGGAGCTGCACCTGACGATGGGGAACCATGAGGAGCGGCTAGACCGGTTCGCCAACGAACACCCGTATCTAGAGGAAGTCGTTGGCACACACATGCTGAATTACGAGGAATGGGGGTGGAAGGTTCACCCGTTCCTTCGTGTGTGCGAGTTGGACGGCGTGCAATACGCGCACTACTTTATTACCGGAGAGAGCGGACGGCCGGTAACGAGTGCGCCCGCGTTGCTCCGAAGGAGACACAAGTCCGCAATTATGGGACACAACCAGCGGACGGACGTGGCGTTCCACCCGGTCACGCACCAATGGGCTGTTTTCTGCGGACTTTGCAATTTACACGATGAGGGCTATCTAGGCCCGCAGGGCAATAACGTGCGGCGTCAAATTCTGGTGCTGCACGAAGTTGAGGACGGCAAGTTCGATCCGATGTTTGTCAGCCTCAAATTTCTCGAAAAGTCCTATGGGTAAGGAGCGCCGCCATGACTGTCTACGTCCTCATTCTCGCGTTCCTGTTCGCGGGCGAAGTTCACACGGCGGCGTTTAACGGAGGCCACGGCGACAAGGCTTTCGAGTTCAAGACGCGCGCGGCTTGTGAAGCGGAACGTACGAAGCAACTAGCGCAGATGGATAAAATCCTGACGCCGGACGCTACCCTGCTGGAACTGGCCTGTATCGCGCGGGCCGTCGGCGCGTGAGCCATGAAGTTCCTGCGCGATCTGTTCACCGCCGACGCGCGAAGTCGCGTCTATGACCTTGTGCGGGTCGGGACCGGGGCGGCGCTCGTCGTCGGGATGGGGCTCACTATCTACGCCGTTGTATGGCGCGAGCAGCCGTTTGACCTCGCCGCGTTCGGGACGGGGATCGGGCTGATTCTGGCGGCAGGGGGCGGGGCTATGTGGGCGCGACGGGATAGGGAGTCGGAGTAGTGCCCGCCTTCCTGATCCCGCGCAAGGATCGATGACCCATGATAAAATCGGGGAACGCGGTGTTAGCAGCACCGCGCCCCCCTGACCACGTTGCCTATTGAGGAGGCAAGCATGGCTGCCGGTAAGTCTACACGCGTCGCTCCGATGCGCGAGCGCCTTGAATCCAAGTACGTCCCGTGCCCCATGTCCGGGTGTTGGCTCTGGACCGGCTCGGTCATGTTCAACGGCTATGGCCGCATAGCCGCGGGCTCCCCAAGGCAGGAAACCCTGCTTGCCCATCGCGCAGCCTATGAGGAATTCGTCGGACCAGTGCCAGACGGCATGTTCGTCTGCCACAAGTGCGACGTGCGCGGATGCATCAACCCGGCGCACCTGTTTCTTGGCACGCACCAGGAAAACATGCGAGATGCCCACAACAAGGGGCGGAACGCGCGCGGGGAGATAAGTAACCTCGCCAAGCTGTCAGCAAGTGACGTGCGATCTATCCGTGACCGATACAGGCGCGGCAATTCTGCGTTGCTGGCCAGCGAATACAGCGTTTCGGTGGCGCAGATCATCCGCATCGGAACAAGAAAGACGTGGACATGGCTTTCCTAGCGCCTTGGTTGCTACGCGGCGTCGCCGTCCTTGCGGTGGCCGCGTTTGCGTACGGGATTTGGTATCGCGTCGATCACTGGGAAAACTCGGCATTTCGCGTGGCGGCAGCAGAACGCGACGAGGCGCGTACCCAAATTGGGTTGCTGCATACCCAAATCAGGCAGGCGCAGGAGCGGGCGACGGCCCTTGCTCTCCTGTGGGCCGAATCAATCAACCGTGTCGAGGTTCGCTATGTGGAAGTGGCGCGAGATCGAACAAATGCGGCTGCGGGAGTTCGTGAGCGGGCGGGACGTATTAGACATAGTACTGATCCTGTTCGTATTGTGGTGCCTCCTGATGCTCTCAGCGTGCTCAGTGATGCCGCCGCTCTCGCAAACGCCGAACCTCCCGCCGCTGCCGAAGGCGATCAAAGACCCGCCGAGGCCGTTCCCGACGCCACCGGGCCTGCCGAAACGACCCTGACGGAATGGCTCACCTTCGCCGTTGACGCCGCCGAGGCATACCGAGAGGCGGCGGATAAGCATCAAGCCTGCGTGTCCGCCTACGAAGCGGCTAGGACCGACGTAGGGACGATTGGCGAATGATGGAAAACGGATACGACACGATATCGAGCCTCAGCGTAAAGGGGTTCGCGTTGCTCTCCGGCGTTATCGTCGGCTGGTTATGTGGCGCGCTGCTGCCGTGGTATTTCGGCGTCGGCGCGCTTGTCCTTGCCTGTATCGCCGGGGTATTGGCGATATGGGCGCAATCACGCGGGACGCTCCCGCGCAACCGAAGGATCGACAATGGCAAGAACTGACCGCGCCCCTCGCGCAAAGTACACCGGCCCGACCATCAGCGCCGCCGGGCTGGACTCCAACGACCTCCGCGACCTCTC